CCAGCCCAGGCCCGAAAAAGCTTCCGATCATCGCGCCAGTTGATGCCATACTAAGCATGTTACCACCGATATCCATTGCTGTTCCAGTTTTCGTATTACCGGCAACTACCTGACCTTCACCTACTGTACTCAATCCGTAACCAGCAAGTCCTCCCAATCCACCAGCTAATCCTTTACCACCAATTGCTAATCCTTTACCAACTGCCCCTTTACCCATTAAGCCTTTTGCTTTTCCGAGGATGCTTCCTCCACCAACTGCACCTAATGAAGTGGCAGTTAACAATGCTTGACCAGCAAGACCAGCTAAAGCTAAAATGCTTCCTGTTGTAGCAGCAACAAATGAGTTCGACATTAACGAAGATACAGAATTTATAACATTACTGAATCCAGCAAGACTTTCATTTCCTTTTGCAGCTGCAGCAACACCGGCAGCATTAGTTACTTTCTGCCCAGTTTTATCAGCATTAACAACAGAATCAAAAGCTTTAGTTAGACTGTCAATAGAAGAAGATTGCGTACCTTCCATGATTGATTCATTTGACAACTGTCCTAATACATTACCAGATTCATTAAATTGGGTACCGTATTGCGCTTTACGTTTTGCAAATTCAGGCATCAATGCTGCTAAAGAATCTTTATCTTCTTTTGTAGCAGCATTACCAGCAATAACTGTTTGGTATGCCTTCATTGACTCTTCAGCATCAAAACCTAATGCCTGCATCTGAGTGAACATTTTACCAGCAGTTGATACTCTATCACCAACTTTTTCAGCTCTCATTGCTGCTTGTTGTTTAATTATCTCTTGTGCTTGCTCAATAGATACTCCGCGAACTACTAACTCATCACGTTGTGATCTTAGGTTCGCAGCATAAAGTTTTGATTGAGATTTATCTAATCCCAATAGAATGTTATTGATACCTTCTGAATTGTAAAGTTCTGAGTTAAGTTTGAAATAACTTTCAGCTGTCATTCCAACAATACCAGATACCTTCTGGAAGGAATCCATCGACTCCTTAATGAATTTATTAAGTTCATCACCATTTGATACATTGACAGCAGATGAATCTACTGCTGAAGCAATAGCTGGACCGATCATAGAAGCTGACTGAGCAGCATTATATCCGAATTGTTTGAACGTTGCTCCTATATTACCAGATAATGTAGAGAATTCCTTTTGACCATAGATTGCAAGCGTTCTAGAATTTTCCTGTAAGTATTTTACAGTTTCTTCAAATGACATACCAAGCTTAATTGACTCTAATGATACTTGAGCAAATGTTGCTGGTACCTGTGCAATATTGAATGATGTCATGTCTTTATATGATTGACCTATTCCAGATTTAGCTTTAGCTAAATTAGCAGAAAATGTGGCTGTCTTACCCATAAAAGCAAGAGCATCATTTATGCTTCCGAAATTAGCCTTCATCTTGATAATAGCAGCACCAACTTCAGTATGTGAAGCAACAACCGTTTTGTTTATTTTGTCTGTTCCAGCAGCTAATGATGTTTCGAATTTTGCAAGTATTGGAAGTGTATTCTCGATATCCTTTGCAAAATGTACAAGCTGTGGATCTAAATCTTTATCAAGATCAATTGCCAACCCATCTATAGCAATGTTTAGACTATGGAATCTTTTTAATGTTTCAAGAATGGTACTACTTACTTCATCTCTATTGGATGAAGCATTACCATTTAACCCTGCAGCTCCAGATTGTAGACCCCCCATAATAGATGGAGTAAAATCTGCAGCAGCTTTAACTCCTAAGTGTGCTAATCCTTGAAAGGCTTCAGTCAAAACAGACTGTGCCTGACCTGCTTTCATTATCAAATCTTGGAAGTCTTCTGGATTCAAACTGTCTTTTAAGTCTTGTGTCTTTTCATCCCAAACTTTTGTATTTTTAAGGAACGCTTTATCCATTCCTTTAGCACCGTCAGTCAAAATTGATAACCAATGCTCATACTCTACTGATCCCAACTCTAATTTATTGTAGGTATTAAGTAAAGATGCAGAAAGTAATGAAGAATTTTGTTGTGCTTTAGCTAATTTTGAAGTGAAAGCTGTGGTATTATCTACTAATTTTCTAGTCGCAACAATATGTTCAAGGAAATCCCTACGTGTAAACTTATTCAGCTCACTTGAATATGCATTCAGAATAGATGATTGTTGTTCAAGGGCAGCATCATATTTGTCTTTGATTCTATTAGCTGCTTTTAATTGAGTTCTACCTTTAGCATTATCCTCAACTGTTTTTTCAGTAGTTGTCGCTACCCTCTTATATAATTTGGCTAAATTTTCAAATTCTTGAGTAGATTTTTTGAGTGATCTTACAGATAATTCAACAGCTTTTGAAGCTTCTTTTGATTCTTTTGAAGCACCTTGGCGTGTTGATGCACTAGAACGTGTACCAGAACTTGGAGTGCTTCTTATTGCTGAACCTGATCCACCCAAAATCTTAGATAATTGAGTTAGTAATAAGTCTATTTCGCGTGAACTTAAGTCTGCCATATTGTGATTCTGAAAATAGTTGAGATTATGTAAATATACTATGAATTATTATTTATAGTAAGTTCAGAAATAGAAAATTTATGATCTTATAAAGAATCGAATAGGAGAAGATATGGATAACACAACGAATCCGCTGATGGCAAGTCTTAAACTGCCAGGTAGAATTTTTCAGTTACCTTCAAAGGGACTGTTTTATGTAAATGGAGAATTAGCTGCTAACGTAAAAGATGGAGAAGTTCACGTACGTCCTATGTCAGCAATGGATGAAATTGACATGAAGAACCCTGATCAACTGTTCAGTGGTCAAGCAGTCGAATCAGTCTTTAAAAACTGTGTAGATGGAGTTTTAAAGCCTTCAGAACTTTTATCTAAAGATGTTGATGCTCTTATGGTATTTTTACGAGCAGTTACTTATGGACCTGCTTATGAATTTTCAGCACGTCACATTTGTGAATCAGCTAAAGAACATACTTATGTTGCTGATGTTGAAGAAATGATATCGAATATGAACTATATCGATGCAACTGTTGCAGCTGGAGAATACAATGTTACATTAAGCAATGGACAAGTTATCAGACTTCACCCAGCTAGATACAAACACGTTGTTGAGCTTGTAAAAGAGAATGAAAATGTAAAAGAAATTACACCAGCACTTCAAAAGAAAAATCTTTTAATGATGCTTTTTGGTATTATTGATTCTGTTGATGGTAATATAAACAAGGAAAATATTGAAGAATGGATCAAAGCTCTTCCACCTTTCCACGTTAAGCGCATTGCAGATCAGATTGAAAAAATCGATAAATGGGGACCAAAGCTTACTTGGACCTGCAATTGTAAAGATTGTGGTGAAGATTTTAATATTGAAATCCCAATCAACCCAGTGTCTTTTTTCACCGAATGATAGGTAGAGGAGATATGCAAGCAGTTCAAAAACTAATTGCTAAACTTGGTATTGAAATAAAGCACATAATTAAATCTGCTTTAGAAATTTCATATTATTCAAGAGGCGCATGGTCTTATAGTGAAGTGTTGCATATGTCTCAGGGTGAGCGTGAATTAGCTGTAGAGTTTATAAATGAACGACTGAAGGTAGCAGCAAAATCACCACATCCTGTCTATTAACCCCCAATTCAAAACTTTTAAGGGTACAAAAAAGGCTTCCAATGGAAGCCTTTTTTGTTTTATGGAACAATTATTAACTGATGATCGATCATTAGATGATTTTCTATAAAAGAATTTCTGTCATAAATTCTAAATTCACAATTTTGTGGGTCTCGGGTATTTTGCTGATCTAAATGCCGCATCAATTCACCGTGCACAAACAGAATCAATGAACCAGGATGTTCATCTACTACACCTTTTACCCGCGTTTTTACACTCATCGACGGTTCACGTTTACCATTTACATTAAATTCGCATTCATTTAACCTACCATCTGCAAGCACATTGATATGAGGGTGATCATGAAGAGCAATAGATGCTGTTAACTTTGCCCTAATATACATTGAAGAAATAACAGTAGGGTTCCTTAAACTTGTTATTATATTCTTAAGAGGTTTGCTCAACAATAGAGCTTGCTTAGCACCCTTTTCAGAAAGAATATTCATCTCTTCGGGATACATATAATATCTAGAATCTACATTTGCCAAACTTTCACCGTGCCGTATCAATACTATCTTTTCACGCATTCTTTTTATTCCTCTTTAATCTACGCTAACTCTAACTGAGGTTTCTTGTTCAATAAAACTTATTAGATCATCATCACTCAGATCACTTTCTATTCCATCTAATCCATCATGGATCATTAACCCTGTTTTACTAACTGCTTCCCAAATCTTGTATCTATTTTCTCTTTCCCATTCAAAGTACATTTTGAAAATCTTCTTCTGATTTTCTAATGTTGGTTTAACTTTAAGAATGTGAATACAGAGTTCTTTTTTTGCTGCTTTAAACTGTTTCGCAATTGAAGATAACTTGTTCCCAAGTTCAATCATATTTGCAGTGTTAATAAACGGGTTAGATTGTGTAACAATTCTAACTGCTTCAGATCTAGATGAACCACTTATCAACAATCCAGGAGTCGCATTTGAACCGTTAGCCAATGACATGATCAAACGTTTAACAGTTTTCAAATTTTCATCATTGAGTTCTAACTGAAGATATTCTTCACAGATTTCTTTTCTGTAGACGTCCTTATCATAATTCATCCTCAGCAAATCTGGATACTTCATATTCAGTTTAACTGGGTTGTTATATTTTTCTTCTAATTTCTTAATGATGAATTGACAATACGCATTCTCAATATCAACAACTCTACCGAAAAGTTTTGTTCTCAACCAACCCGGCCACATCTCAATAGATTTAATAGGCCACACAGATTTATCACGAGCTAAAAGATTACCCGCAGGCTCATAATAAAAGTTGATTTTTTCTTGTGATAGAATCCATTTGACCGATGGGATTAAATCTTCTCTATCTTCTGTTTTTAGTAGCTGAATAACTTCAGAATGAATTCTCGGTTGGACAGTAACCACTGACATTGTTAACTTTTTGTCTTTAGGTGGTAAACCTGGACAAAAAACAACTTGATCTACAATATTGACAATTGCTGAAACAGTTTTAGAATTCAGTTTCTTTGGACTGATTTGCGTAGCATTACGTTCACCATTCCCGAAATTATAACCGATCCTTAAAATTTCAAAGAATTTAAGAATGATTACCTTTGCATCACTAACTTGTCGTGTCAATGATGTGATAAGAATTTCTTCAGTTATGAATCCTGGAGAACTTAGATTGTGTTTCGATAAATGCCACCAAGCAACTGCCACAGATAGAATTAACCCTTGTCGTTGTTTTCTCTTTTTCCAGTGCATTCCTTTAAGTGAAAAGAAATGACCAATAAATAGTGGGTTAACACGGGTTAAATCCTGTTGAACATTAACTGGATGAAATGAGATCATAAATTCTTAATTCGCTAATCAATTCATCAAGTGAATTGACCATAGGGATACCATAACGAGAACACACAATATCAATATTCCCTTTTCTGTAAAAACCTTCTGGACAACAAACGAGAATTCTTAAAGGTTTTCGTTCAATCATTAATCCTAATTCTAACATAGTTATAGGTGATTTGGATGTAGGCGAAAAATAAAACACTACAAAATCTGATGTTTCTAACCCATTAAGTTCCCAATTAACTTGCTCAGCAAATTTCGGGTTATCAATTGATTGTTCCCATGTTGAGTCCCAATCAGTTCTACGTGGATTTAAAAGCACCAAATTTGTATTCTTAAGTTCAGTAGCAAGCTTATGCTGCCAATCTTCTGCTGAACCCATATCAATAGCCCCAGCAATAAAAACTTTTTTACCTTCTACATGGGTAAATTCATTAGGTGGTTTAATTTCAATCATTGTTTATTTTTCAATCTTTTGTAAACTGCTTTACCACATTCTGGTTTGAGCATACTTTGGTAGGTAACAGTGGTATCTAAATCAAACACTCTATCTGGTCTGATATTTGGTACACCATTATTGACATGTTTAATAGAACCTTCAACAGCCCATTCTTTTTCGACAACTCCTTTTTCTTGCATCAACCTAACAACTTGTCGAAGTCTCTTTGCTTTTTTACCGTTCATGATATCTCCTAAAATTTAAGTATTGGGTGTTCACCGTATATTTCGTTGTAAAGTTCAATAAGTACTTCACCGTGACATGGTAAAGGTGAACACCAACAGCCCAAAGTTAAACCCTTAAGTTCATGCAAACAAGATAGAAGTGATGGATTATTTAAAATGTAATTTTTATATTTTGCAATAACCTCTCCTCGAGTCCCATCTCTACCTATCTCAAATGGGTTACCCCACTTACTAGGTCGACCAATGTACACATCAAACTTATCTTTTTTGCAATGAACAACTTTCAAAACTTACCTGAAAACTTTGGGTTAATATGCGAATCTACATGATCTATTATATATCCATGGTTCTTTTTATAAACTAGTACTTCCCATTTTGAAGTACTAGGCATACCCAATTTGCCCAATTTAGGTCTCAGAATGAGAAAATTTATCTGAGCAATAGGGATAGGCAAATTCTCAATATAGACTGGAGCAGATGCATTTGCAAATTCTATCTTAAACAGTTGTTTAGATTCTCTACGAGCAGTTTTTTCTTCTCTAAGCACCGGCTTTGGACCAATAACTTCTTCAATATTAAAGGTGCCAAATGGGAATTGTGCTGAGTGATGTGAACTGATGCTTGGATAAATCAATGCTTTTTTGCCTTTTGATCTAACCAAAAATGATATAAGTGAATCAATAAAAGATGAACGTGCTCTAAAACTTATTGAAGTTCGTTGTTTACCAATACCCATTTCAATCTGTTCTTTAGATGGTGGAAAGAACATTGTGTTGCCAAACTGTTTTGATATGAATGGCCCAAGAAATTCTACAGCTTTAACATACATTTCATAGTACGTTGCTACAATTTTCAATAGGTCACTAAAATCAGTAGTTGGCCTAAAGACGTCAGTCTTTAGGTTCCATCTGTAAAAATCTTCATGCTCAGTCATTTTGTTCTTTCTTACCAGTATACCAAAATTCTGGGTGAATAAGTAAATCATCCAGATAAAACACGCTAAGTGTTACATCATTTTGTGCCAAGATCAATCTTGGGTTCTTTGGCATTTCATTATAGAGTCCAATCACGTAGATTGGTGTATGGTTCCATTTAAAAATCAATAGAGGATTCTTATGTGTCTTTTCAGCATCAACAACACTTTCTTGGAACCATTTGAAAATGTTTGAGTTACCAGCAACCATTGTTTCAAAGCTGTCTGACTTAGCATAGGACTTGCATTCAATTGAGTGCTTAAAAGTTAAGCCGACATCCTTTTCATTAGTGACTACTACATCACCAACAAAGAGCTTCATTGCTTCTTCACCAAACATCTTACCGAATGTAGCAAAGTTTTTACCGCCTACTCTTGCACCAGAACCTGGGCTACGGATAAATGTTAATGGCGCTAAAGCAGTAGATAGTTTCTTGGATATTACACCTTCGAAACCGTTACCTTTTGCTTTGCCCATTCCTGGTTTAAGTTTACGCTTTTCTTTTTTAGGTGCTTCAGCACCTGGATTTGATTTGATTGTCATGTTACCTGATTATGTTAGTTGAATATGCGAATGCATAATCTATTTAACATAACCAGTTATGAACTAAATCAGGATAATGACTGAGGTGATTCAACTACTGGGTCATTAGATGCATCTAATGGAACCATCATTGAGATTTGAAAATTGACTTTTTTACAAGAATTAACAAGTGTTCTTCTCATGAAATAGAATACCCATCGACATTTAAATTTCCTCATTAAAAATGTATTATGATCCATTAATTCACGTTCAAACACAAATGGAAATTCAAATTTAAAATACCATCCATTCTTAGTAACCTTCTCACGATTGCTATCGTATCGTAATTTTCTACCAAAAACAAAAATCACATCTTTAGTAAGTGCTGCTCCTTCTAGAGCATCTCGTCTTTCAAATAATTTCATATAGCCCTCCATCCTGATTTACCTTCCCAATGTGTCTCATTAGTTGTGATCCAATGTCTGCTATAAATGTGAATAACATATCTACATTTCATCATTTCAAGTTGGAAATTTCTACTACTAAAAACTTCACGTTTAACAATAAATGGAAATTCAAACCTAAAATATTTACCAATAGTTTTTATTTCTATGCCTCCAAATGGTAAATATGTTCGTTTACCAAATGCAAATACAACATTTTCTGGATACATTTCATGTGCATTTTCATTTACTGACTTATGCATAAATAATTTCATTCAACCACTCCTATTTCATTATTGTCTTCATCATATAGTCTAGAAAATCCATTTTCTTTTCTTACTATAAGTGAACGATCAAATCTGCCAATTGCCTCTGGTCTATGAGATATTATCCAAAGGCCAATACCTTCATCTCTGACTTTAGTCTTGAGAAGTTTGAAAATATTCTCAACACCACTACCATCTAAAGATCCATCAATTTCATCAACGAATAAACAGTTCACTTTAGCATGTAGGTGATGAAGCACATCTCTAAAAGCCAATGAAAGAGAAAAATTAACTCGTTTCTTTTCACCACCAGAAAGATTACCAAAGTCTAACTCTCTACTGTACTCAGAAACTGTACAACTCATATCATCATCAAATTTAACAACATGTGGAAGACCCATTTCACGGGTATAATAAATGAGTCGCTTGTTAAGGAATGGGATAGTCTTACTGATAATCTTTCTACGAATGAATGAATTTTTATCAGTTAGAAGTTTAAGAAGAAACTGTTGGTGTTCAAGTTCTTTCTTTAAATTGTCCAAATCAAAATACGATACTGTTTTGACAGATTGATTCTTAAGGTCTTCAAGTGCTTCAACGTGTGGGTTAATAGCAATTGTCCAATCATCTATTTTAGTCTGTGCAGTTAATGCAGAATTTTCTGCTCTAATTGCTGCTTCAAGACTTGAGAATTGCATTATTTCATTTGCTGCTAAACGTTGATCCGTCAATTCTTTAACTTCAGCTTCCTTAGATGAAATTACTTCTTCTAATTTTTCCAATGCATTCTGTTTTTCAATCAATGATTCATTTTTCTCAATAAGCTTGTTGCTTGCACCCTCATAGGACTGTAAGCAGTATGGGCATTTGTCTTCTGTTAGGTGTTTAAGTTCTGAACCCAACTTCTTAATATCAGCCTTCAATGATGTTCTGTCATTATTATGAATGCGAAGCTGGTTGTTCAATTCTGCTTCTGACTTCTTAAGAGATGAAACTAGAGTGTGTAATTCTTTTTCATCGCTCATATTCAATGTGTTGATGAGAGCTAACTCATTTGTAAGAGTAACAATCTGACGATCACGATCCTCATACCACCTTTTCACCCGAGCTTGTGCATCTTTACACTGACGTTCATACAGAACTACTTGACTCTCTTGTTCTTTAATGACAGCATCTTGAATAGCAATACTACCTTCTGTCGACTTTATTATTTCTTTTAACTTAACAGCTTTTTCTGTGAGCAACGTGATATTGAATAGTTCTTCAATCTGTGAACGCTGTTGTGATACTGGCATTTGCAAGAATGGAGTAGACGAACCAGAAAAGATAATAACTTTTGTGAAAAGTTCATAACTGAAACCGACAATTTCAGTAACCATTTTATCATTTTCAGATACACTATCAAGTGTAATGTCATCACCATTCATGAAAATTTTGATATTAAAAGTCTCACCTCTGCATCTATAAATTTCATATTCATCATCACCCTTATTGAAAATCAATCTAACTTCCATAAGGGTGTTTTTCAACCCATTGGTTGAGTTGATTAATTTCTGAAGTGAGATGTTGTCAAATGGTTTATTGAACAGTGCATAACAGATAGCATTTAAGATAGAACTTTTGCCACATCCATTCGCTCCACCCGTATCAACATTCTCTCCTAAAATAAGGGTACTATTGAAATCTCTAAGATCGACAGATGTTAAAGAGTTTCCGAAACTCATAAAGTTCCGGAGGATGACTTCTTTGAAGTTGAATGGTGTACTCAATTGAAAAATCCTATTGTTGCTTTTGTTGAATAGAGACAGGGTAGAAGGTCAATAATGTTTTTATCTTCTATATTTACACATCGGTGGATCAACAGTAAATTAAAAGACATGCCTCTAAAATTATTAGATTTCAGCCTAAGTGAAATTCTAGAACCAGAATCAAATTCCATAGTCTGAATATTTGATCGAGTTGCTTTGGCTTTTATCCAGTCTGGAACAGATTTATCTTCATCAGTTAACACGTTACGGAAATCTTTAAGTGTTACCTGAGATGGTAATATTATCCCCATTTGTACATTTACCTTATGCCATCCCAACATCAAACATAACCTAACAGCTTCTAACGTTGTCATAGTACTATCAGATTTTAATTGGTCAGATAAGTTATAGTCGTTCATATATTTCGATTAATTTTGAAGGGTTAATTGTAGTTGTTCCTGTTACACCAGCATGTAGCATTTTGATAACTGCATCATTCAATAATCCAATATCAAAATCTTCCATTTCTTCACCTGCTATGGCTTCTTTTCTTTCTGCTACATTTTCTTCTAAAGAAAATTCACGAAGACCTAATGACGAAATCATTTCTTCACGAAGTGATTGAGCCTCAGAATAACCGATATCAATATCGATTAGACATCTCACCCTGCATTTGTTTGGATACTCTACTTGTCCATTTAGAACATCTGATAGTTTCACTTTTCTGTATGTTGGACATTCATTCCAATCAATAAAGTCAACTTCTTCTTTATCAGTATCTAGTAGTGCCATACCTCTAGCATCATCCCATGCATCACCATAATTAGTTGGGAAGGTATTACCAATGTAAATGACGTTGTCGTGGGCTTGTCGTTTGTGATAATGACCAGAGAATAAGTATTTTGGAATACTAAACATCTTGTGATCTGGTCCATGATCAATCATTCTATCAGATCCAGTCACAATAAAATTTCTAAATTCAAAGTGACCAAACACGTATTCAGGTTTTATCTTTTCAATAGCTGATGCTGCATCTGGATATTCCTTAGAGAATAAGTAAGGGAAGAACAACATATTATCAACTTGTGTCATCTCATTAATTAAGACGACATTTTTGAATTTTTTAAATTGATACGTTGAATATTGTTCACGATTACCACGGTGATAAAGATCATGATTCCCAATAATAAAGTAAATTGGGAGTCCTAATTCATCTAAAGACTCAAGTGCATCATTTGAATAATTCAGGGTACTGACATTGATAGCATTTCGGTTCTCAAACCAGTCACCCATGAATACGATCGCATTACACTTCTTAGCAATAACATTTGCTTTAAACCAGGAAATATAATCTAAACAATCAGCATTGTGCTGGTATGAATTGTTTTTCGCACCGAAGTGTATATCGGTAAAAAGTGCAAGTTTCATTATCCACTCCTTAAGTGTTAGGCGTGGATACTTTTGTCTTCTTTACTTTTGCATCGGGTTTGGTTTTTATCGTGATATTACCATCAGCATCAATTTCGATATCATTAGGACCATATCGTTTGACTGCACCTGGAAGTCTATGTGCATAACGGTGCTTTTCTTCACGTTTGATTACAGCAGGTACAGGCTCATTTTCACCTAGAAGTTCTGCAAGTTCATCTCTCACGGTTATGTTATCTAGATTCTCAACTTCTACATCAACGTCAGGTAGAAAATATTCATCTGATTCACTTATTTCAAAATGCTGTTCATCACGTTCACCTTCAAGGAAGTTGAAACTTGGATTAGAACCTGCGTCAATCAATAAGGCATCACGAATGTTCCTATGACGTTTTTCATCAGCAAGATATTGGAGGAATGAGTGATACACACTTTGAGTGTAATATGCAAATGGGTTATCATACTTTTCAGCATCAAACTTTAGCGCATTTTTACACATGTTCTCAACTGCTGCTGAGACCATATCACTTCTAAATGAATAACCAATGAAGTTATGTTTTCTGGAATAATGCTCAGCAATAGCCCAGATCATTGATATCAGTTTATCGGTTACTTTTCCTATCTTCTTCGCTTCGAGGACTGCATTCAGTAACTCTACTTTATCAACGTAATGTCCCTCTGATGAGGTAGACTTTTCTCTTTTAATCTTCGGTGGCTTAACTTTTTTAGAAACTGTCAAAATATTTTCTCCTTTATAATAGGAGATGTTCTATTATATTCTACTATTTATTGAATGTAAACTTCAGTGGTTTCTGAAAAGAGGTCTGATGTATAAATAAATAATCAAATTAATCTCTCGAAAGAACCCCATGTACGATATAGATTATCAATTAACGTTAAATACCCTATATGAGGACCTCTCTCCAATGGGGAAAAAGAGGGTGGCAGTTGTACTTGGGCGTTTTCAACCTCCCACAGCTGGTCATTATGAAGTTATAAAAAAGGTCATTAAGTTTATCAAAAGTAACCCAAACCTAGGACTAGAATTTAGTCCAGTTGTAGTTGTTATCGGTGGAAGCAAGTCAGATGATGACCATTCACGAAATCCTTTATCTGTGTCAGATAGAATAAATTTCATGAAGGCTTCTGGTAATACCAATGGGGTAGTATTTTTAACTGCCTCGAATGCCTTTACTGCCCTATCATCTTTAAGAGATCAAGGCTATGAGCCTATTGCTGTTGCAGCAGGTTCAGATAGAATAGATGATTACCTTTCCATTCTCAATAAGCATTTCAAGAAACCAGATGGGACAGAAATAAAACATTACAAGATAGAATTACCACGAGATGAAAATGCAGTATTGACTAAGAAGGGTGAAAAATCTCAAGCATTAGATGCTGCATTAAATGACCTCCATAAAGATGGAGATATATCAACCGATATAATATCTGGTTCACTTGCTAGGAGAGCAGTTGAATTAGGTTATGAAAAAGAGTTTGCAGAAATTGTAGGTTTAGCTCATAAACCAGAATTAGCAAAGAAAATGTTTTCTAAAATTAAATCATCAATGAAGGAATAATTATGCCATCTGGTTTAAGTGAAGAAGACAGCTTAAGTCTACCTAAGACTTCATCTAATCAAATTAATTTGAGTACTATTTCAAATTATGCAACAGCAACTGTATCAAAAGTTAAAGATGAATTAGGTGATTTCCTTCAGAAAAGGGGTCTTGTAAATAATTTTTCTAGTCTAACTAATAAAGATACGTTGAGCATCGCAAATGGTGTTGCTACTGTCAAAAATGCTGCCACTGGGGCAGCTGAAGCATTTTTGGGTGCAGGTTCATCTGACTCAACTCCTGCATCAATTTTTGATTCAGATGATACTAGCAACCGAACCATTGAGCAAAAAGTAACAATCACACAACGTCCAGCAACTGACTCAGGTTTAAATACTTTGGTATTTGAAGTTATGCCAAGCATATCAGAACGAAACAGTGCATCATATGATTCATTTGCTCCATTACATGCTGGTGGTGAAATTTTAAAATTTAGGAATACAACAGCACGATCATGGAGTATCTCAGGAAAGTTAATTGCTAGAACAGTTGAAGAAGCATCTCTCAATTTGGCTTATATAAATATGATAAGGACATGGAATAAACCATTTGTTGGTAGTGGAACTGCTGATACAAAATATACATCTTCTGCGTATCTTGGTGCACCACCTCCAATCTTAACATTGTCTGCTTATGGTGAACAGATGATTGGTCCTATTCAATGTGTACTTGAATCATATAGTTGGGATTGGCCAAACGATGTTGATTATTTGCAAGCAATTGCCAGAGATGCAAATGGAAAATTTGTTAAAGTACCATTTCCTGTTATAGTTTCTGTTTCATTGGACCTTAAAGAATCTTGGTCTCCAGCAGAACAAAGTGGATTTGATCTCAATAGTTTTAAAAATGGAGATATGTCAGGTGCATACAAACCTGTTACAGTTGCAATTCCAATTAACACCTCTTCTAATGGTAATCAAACAACTTCTGCTGATACTTCAGCAGAAGTAAGACAAGAAACAACAACAGTAAGTCAGAGTGAAATTAATAAAGCTGAAAGTGTAGCTCGTACTCTTACTAAATCTGAAATTTATGGATCTTCATCAATGGGTGGATCAAAAAGTAGTAGCTCAGTGAGGTAATATGGAAAATACAAATAGTGTCTACAACAAATATTCAAGGTATGTTGGTGGTGGTACAACAGAAATAGCTGACGGTAAAATAGAATGGTGGGATAGAAACATTTTCCCAGCAGACAATACTGACATCTATTATGCAGTTGAAAATATCTATGCCGGTCGTATAGATAAAATTGCCACAGCTTTTTACGGTGAAGATCGTTATTGGTGGGTAATAGCCCAATTTAATAATATCTTGGATCCACTAACTGAAATAGTTGCGGGTCGAGTATTAATGATCCCAACAAAAGATAGACTCTCATTAATGCTTTCATCTAAGCAAGGTGGTATAGCTTCAGTACGTCAACCTATTAACACAATTTCTCCAGTAATAATTTAATATGTCAGTTACAATAGCAAATAATTATCCTAATCCTCTGGACAACTTTAGGACATACTCATATCATTATTTGATGACTGCTGCATCTTCAACAGAAGCAATGGCTGATATTATTGGTAGCAGTAATAAAACCCCACTTTATAGTAGAGTTCAAAACATTGGACTTGGAGAAGCTTTTACAGTTGGACAAAACACTGCATATTTAGTTTTAGATACTCGCCGCTTCGTTCAATATACGATTACTGATTTAGAATTTGAACATCTGATTGGAACAGGAAAAGTTTCTAATCCATCAGCAATGACAAGCCTGTCGTCTATGAAAATACAAGATACGACCGGTTTATCATTCTTTAATTATATAGCTGATTTAACACAGAACAAATTAAAGTCTACACATGCATCTGCATTCTTTTTACTTTCTATTTTATTCATTGGTCACAAAGATGATGGGACAACTGAAACCATTTCAACATGTCATATCCCATTTACCATATTAAAAATGGGATTCAATTTTGGAGCAACGGGATCAATCTATGATATATCCTTTGCAACGATTGAGGGATTAACAAAAAACACAATAGCTGATGCACAAGTAAATGGTCGCTGTGACGTTAATAATGTCAGTACTGTTGGTAGATCAAAGACAATAGGTGGATTAATCCAATCATTGGAAGATCAGCTTAATACTGCATCAACTAATTTTTACGTCAAATACAACAAAGGATCAACAAGTAAACGTCCAGGAAAATTGGTCCAGTACATGATTACGTTACCCGATGAATGGAAGAACTTTCAACCGGATTTAGCACAATCAAACAAAAATTCAGAACAAAGATTTCCATCAAGAGGAAAAGTTAAAGCAGCAAGTAACAAAATTATTGCCGATTCTCAAATAACATTTTCTGCTTCTTCATCAATTACAGATTCTATTAAACTCATATTAGAATCTTCTACAGATTTTTTAAAGCTGCTCAGTAAAGATAACAAAAACAATGATTCTGCTGCATATTTTAAATGCATCAAAAATATTACATCTGATGATTCAACATACATTTTACACTTTGACATTTTTCCTGTTAAGATTTTGACACCAGAAAAAATTAAATCTGATAAGATAAACTTGATTGAATATGATTTCATTTATACAGGTTTCAACAGTCACATTCAGGATTTGAACATTGAATTCCAACCAGAAGCTGCAGCTGTAGCAATTAATGGTGCAATGCGATTAGGTCGAACTGCTTTAGCACAGAATGCTGAAGCAGGACAGAAGATGAGTGATGTTAAACTTAACGAGAAACAGTCTAATCAAAAAATTAACGAAAGAGAATCTACCATTAGAGATAGTGATCCTATATTTTTTGGTGCCAAAACAGTTCTTCAGCATTCTAATGCTGTAAATCACTACAATGAAAATACAGACGTTGCTTCTGGGATTGAATCATTCAAAGCTAAACAGGAATATCTAAAAACATTAGCCAATCTACACTTTTTGGGTTCTATTAATTTAGACATGAAGCTTAGAGGAAATCCAAATATCATTAGAAAGTTTGCAGACGTTGAAAGTCGTGGTGGTGTCCCTCCACATACACCAATTATTAACGGTCGTGATATTCCTAAACTGTTAGCAAATGGTCAACTTGAAGATTCAGTGAAGACTGGATTTGCAACTGCAAAAAGAGAATACATAACAACATTCATAAAACCTAAATTAGATTCTGCATCCAAAAAGAATGTTGGTGACCCTCTATCTGGTGGTCCAGATTTATCTGTACAAGGGGTTTTTGTCAAGCTTAATATTAAAGCGCCCAATGTTGATTATGCTGGTAATTTTATTGAAGGTGAACCACTTTACACTGAAAAAATGTTTTATGATGGATTATATATGGTGCTGAAAGTTAAAACTACTTTTAGTGGTGGAGAATTTTCCCATCTATTTACAATGATTGCACAACCTAAGGTTAAAACAGAATAATTATGGCAGCTCAAACTACAGATTTACTTAATGATCCTGTTCCATTTATTATGGAAGGGCAGGTCATATCAAATGCTGATCCAGATCAAATGGGTCGTGTAAAGTTATGGGTCCCATCATTAGACGGTGAAAATTTTGACACTGAATTATTGCCATGGGCTGAATATGCTTCTCCATTTATGGGCTTCACATCTGAATATCCAGCAGGAAATGGTACCTCTAATAATCTAGCACATGCGGCATATGGGTTTTGGGCTATTCCTAAAGTAGGAGCAACAGTATTGGTCTTCTGTTTGAATGCTGATCCTACAGCTAGATTTTATTTTGCTAGCACTGCAAGACTTCACCGTAATAGATCATTACCAGCTGGTAGAAATACTGACTTCAACGGTAAATTAGGTCCATTTGGAGATGATGGAGATGAGAAGGGTAATCTTACACCACTGCAACCTGCTTATGATAATTTGAGAGAACAATTTCAAAATAAAGTATCATCATCTGAAGCTCAATCGCGTGGTGCTTATGAGAGACAAGTAGCTCAAGCAAAAAATGATAAAGATGGTACAGAAGGATACTCAACAAGCCCAGTTGATTCATCATATCTTGATCCACAGACATACTGTATTGTTACTCCAGGCCATAATGCAATAATAATGCAAGATGATCCTAAAGGAGCAAGAATAAGATTTAAAACAGCAGAAGGTCACCAGATTATTTTTGATGATACGAATGAACGAATTTACATGTCAACAGCGAAAGGAAAAAGCTGGGTTGAATTAGATCAGGATGGACATATCCATGTATTTGGTTCTGAGTCTATTAGCTTTAGATCAGGAAAAAACTTTAACGTGTTTGCTGATGGCAACATTAATTTAGAAGCTGGTGGATCAGTGAATATTAAAGCTGATTCTGGATCTATAAAGCTTCAATCAGGTTCAGCAATCCACATGAAAGCAGTTAGTGATATTCTAATTACAGCATGCGGTAAGTTTGATATGTCAAGTAATGCTTCAT